TTGGAAGAAGCTACTAGGGCCCCATCTTGGAGTAGTTGAATCAAGCTCCTACTTACAATAGAGCCGCCACCACTGGCCTGGGCCTCGGGCATATAAAAGGTGTTAGACCTTATTCTCTCCCCGTCGCTCATAACAAATACGAAATAGTATCTCTCGTGGTTTATGTCTTTTCTTACAATTATTTCAGATATTTGAGGAGCATCTTCTCCGTCTTCTCCGTCTCTTCCGTCTTCCCCTTGAAGACCTTCAAACCCCTGCGGGCCCATGATGCCCTGTAGGCCAGGCATTCCAGGGATACCCCTTGGACCTATTTGACCTTTTTCCCCAGGCTCTCCAGTTTTACCTTTCTGCCCTCTAGGGCCCCTGGCCCCACGGATATTCTCTAAGTCTCTTGAAGATAAATCTTCAAACTTGAGTTTAAGCTCTTCTCTTTCTTCTTCATTTAAGTTCTCGAACTTTAGTCGTAAAGACTCTTTATTATCCAAAACGAGTTTTTCGATTTTATTTCTAGACTCTTTAAAATCAAAGTCACGACCGTCTTTACCTGGACGCCCTTTGCCACCTCTATCACCTTTGAGCTCTACTTTTTGTTCTTCATTTAAGTCCTCGAACTTTAGTCTGAGGTCTTCTCTTAGGGAGTTAATGACATCGGATATAATACACTTTATGTCTTGCGAGTGGTCCTCAAAACTGAAAGACTCTCCGGACTTACCTCGCTGTCCTCTTGCGCCCTTATCTCCTTTGAGTAGGGCAACTTCCTCGTCGTCTAGGTCGCTAAACTTAAGTTTTAGTTCTTCTTTTTTCTTGTTAATTAAATTTAATATTTCGGACTTAACTAAAGATAAATTCTCTTCTAAGTTAAAATCTCTTCCGTCTACCCCACTCGCACCTGGAACACCTTTAGGTCCACGTTCGCCTTTAAGCTCGGCTTTATCTTCTGGAGACAATGCCGGGTACTTAGGAAAAACTTCCTCAACAAAATTCTGTATTTCTTGTTTGTGGTCTTTTAGATGAAAGTCATTTCCGTCTTGTCCATCTCTCCCTCTAAATCCTCTTGGGCCGCGTATGGGCTCAATCCGGGAAACATGTTCATGTACAGCATCCTCCGCCAATCTAAGGGCGAGGGCCATTAAGACTTCATTCTTCACTATTCACCTAATGCGCTCAAGGGCGATTTTAGTCTCTAGTTACACTCTACTTACTTTTACTCAGCAAGAAATCTTTTACAACTGCCCGCAACTCTTTCTCTTCTTCCTCGTTTAGATCGTCTTGCGCTGTACTCTCTTTAACTTTATTTATTTGAGAGTCCACAATTTCGTCTATCCTGTCGGCAGGGGAGAAGTTGTTTGTGGCAATGAAGAATCTTTCTCCACCTTCGTAGGGGCTCATGCCCTCTTTTTGTCTGATTTCATTTGGAGTCATAGCGGCGTTCTGCATCATACGATTAAAGTATTGAGAGCGAGTTTCCATGTCGCCTCTAAATACAGCGTACATGTCGAACTCAGTTTTTCTACCGCCTCTTCTATTATTTAGAAGTTTCACATCTGCTTCGCACTCTAGGTTTCTGGCCCAAGCATCTAAGGTATCTGTGGCCACTTCTAAGTTGGCATGTTCAATATTGTTGTAAGTGGCAGAGTCTCCATCAAATAGTTTTGTCGGAGGCACGCCAAGGAATCGGGCTATTTCAAACACAGAAAACTTTCTGGTTTCTAGGAATTGTAAAACATCTGGGGCAAGTGAGACAGGCTCAAACTTTGCGCCCTCTTCAAGCACTGCCGTCCCTCCGGCCTTTCTCCCGCCGTGAGCTTCTTGCCAAGACTCTTTAATTCTTTTAAAGGCTTCATCGCTTAAACTTCCACCCACTTCTATAACGCCACTTGGCATACCGCCATTGGAGAATAGCCCATTGGCAAATTGATCTGCCCCTAGACTAATCCCTAATGTGGTCGTAGCGTAACTAACTACTCCCTGGCCCATAACTCCGTTGTCGCTTGTAATGAAGTTCTTTAAGTGAAACACATCTTCTTTTGCTAGGTACGCATCTTGTCCCGGATATGCAGCAGAGCCGCCTATAATTCTATAGATTAGGTTTCCGTCTGGGTCTCTCCAGGGCTGTACGTCTCTTGGGTCCATAAGCCAAAGTTGAGTTGGCATTCCACGCAAGTCTCTTACAATTTCTGCGTAGCTATTTCCAAAAATAATGGCCCATTGGACCATGCAGTTTTTAAAGTGAAATGCATTTACTTCTGGGTTGGGGGCGACTTGTAAAAGATTTGAAAGGGAGTTGTTTACGAGTTTGTTATCCGCGTCTTTTATCTCCCAAGGTATTTTAGAAATCTGAGTGGAGATATATGTAAGGCCTCTGTAAAAAGCAGACACCTCTTTGGCACTGTCAGGAGATACTACTGAGCCTCCTGACAATTGAATATATCGCCTAGGGGATTGCGGTTGCCTGGGGCGGTACTTCTTATTTTTAAAGAATGGTAGTTTCCAGGCCATAGTTAATCCTCATAAATGAATTATAGTTCTAACTCAGACTCGTCTTTCTTTCCTAAAAGGTCAAGACTTGCTTCTTTCTTAGACTTAGCGTCTTTCTTAACTTCTTTCTTATCTTCTTTCTTAACTTCTTTCTTAACTTCTTTCTTTACTTCTTTCTTTACTTCTTTCTTAGGTATTTCTTTGGCATCTACAGCTAAGTTTCTTTTAAGCCATCGATCTGCTTCGCCTTTATCGTTACTTACTTCAACTTCTTGGCCTTCTTTGTACTTGAGTTCTCCTCTATACATGGCATCGCCTATAAATCTAAGTTTCATAATTCACTCCAATGAGAAAAAAGGGCCCACGTGGGCCCTTATTCTTGTGTTTAAATATCTTACTAAAGCTCTAGTTCGTAAGCAGGAAGCTTGTCGGCAGGACCAACATAAATAGCGTGAACAAGACGAGCAGTAGCGTCACCAGTAACATCTACTGAAAAGTGGCTAAAGTCATTGTTTACGTCTAAGTCTTCTGCAAGTACTTCAAAAGCGAAAACCGCTTTATCTACATCTGCTACTGCGAACAAGTCGTAACTTGCAGCGGCAGAAGCAGGCTCAACTTTCGTAAAAGAAGAAGCAGCATCTACTTTGTGGTAGTACATGTTATCGACTGATAAGTCTTTAGAGTCACCCGCAGAGGCAGCATTGTGTTGTCTAAGAGTTAAGCTCAAAGCTGCACTAGCTGTAGCTGCCACAGAAACTAAAACAGTTACTCTGTGTAGGTTTTCTAGAGAAATACGCTCGCCATTGACGGCAGAGGCACTTACTTCTTGTGGGACAATTCCGTCCTTAATCCCATATTCTTCTGCTAAAAACGCTTCCATATAATTTCTCCTTAAAAGGTTTTGTTCATTTTAATTGTACATCTTAAAAAGGCCCTAGTTTCCTAGGGCCTATTATTTATCTGTCGGCCAAAGTAACGAAACCTGACATTTCATAGTTACCATATTGAGTCACAACTGGACTCTTGAATGGACAAGAACCGTCAACTCTCATGATGAACTTATAAGCAGTTTGGTCACGATCAAAGTAAAGGTGAGTAGAAACATCGCTTCTAATACCAGCACTTTTCATGATTGAGTAGTAGTAGCTTAGATCAGCAAACATAATGTCTCCTTCGTCACCTAGGGCCTTCATACCACCGAGTAGTGGAAGGACTGGTCGTCCAAGAAGTGTCCCATAAGGAGTCTGATTCATTTGTGAACCAGGAGCAATATAGATGAAGTTACCATTGTCGTCAGTCATAGACTTAAGTTGTTCTTCAACTTCTGGGTTGATAAACCATACAGCGTTAGCACGTGAACGAGGAATCATTCTGCTATACATTTTGATTACGTTACGAGCAACAACTGTGTCGGCATCTTGTCCAGACTCGGCAGCTACAGTTACTTTAAAACCAGAAGTCAAAATCCCTTTTGGTTTGCCAATGCCATTACCAGTAAGGATAGCTTCGTTGATTTTGTGCATAATAGCTTCTGGGGCCATGGAACGAATATAGCTTTCAAGAGCAACGGCATCTTCAAGAAGTTCGTCAGTTGTTTTCACAAGAGCGGCTACTTTATGAAGTCTCCAGTTTGCTTGTCCAAAGCTGTGGTCAGAGCCAGTGATGGGTTGGCCTTCGGCGGTCCAGTAGGCTTGTACGCCACCTGTCCAAGGTTGGTTTTCATCAGTTGGAAGGCTAAGAGCGTTTCCGCCGATAGGGAATTGTCGTGTACGACTAATAAGAGCTTCGTCTGAGCCCATTTTCTGAGCGATTTCTTCTCTCATTTCTTCTGGTACAAGAAATCCACCGTCTTCACCGTTCTTCTCATACATTGTATTTTGAAAACGCTTGTCGATGTCTCCGGCAGAGGCACGTTTAACGGCCATAAGGAAATCACCTGAGCTATCAAATCCGCCCAACTTGTCTTTCTTAGTTTTAGAAACAGTTACGGCACCATAAGCGTTGCTTGAAGCAGCGTTCTCAATTGGCTTAGTAGCTGTTTGACGCTTAGGAGCAGAAGCAGTTTGTTTCATTACTTCAATGCGCTCTTTAGCTTCAATGTTTTTCTTAAGCCCGCCGAACTCATCGTTAAGGGCATTTACTTCTTCTACTTGCTCGTCACTGAAACTTTCAATGTCTTGAAAATCTTCTAGCTTAGAAACGATTTCCGCAAGTCTCGCTTTCATTTGTTCCAAATTCATAACTTTTCTCCTATAAAATGGTTTTAGTTAAGCTACGCTACTTGCGAGCTAAAAACTCTTTAATATTATTTTTGAAGTCTTTGACCTTTTCACGGGCCATTGCATCTCGTGTTTTCATATTTGGTCTAGACTTAATCCAGTTAGCATTCTCGATTAAACTAGCGGCAACTCTCATCTGAGACTCATCATTGTCAGAAATTCTATCTGCAAATCCCATTTCAACTGCCTCTTCTGCATTAAGCCAAGTATCTTTCATGAGCATTCTAGAAATCTCTGCACTAGAAAGTCCAGTTTTTCTAGAATAAATTCCAGTCATCTGTGCTTCGATCTTATCCAGTACCTCGATCATGTCTTCCATTTCTCGGGCATTACCCATAACTCCTGACATAGGAGCGTGGACCATGAAGAAAGCTCCTTCGCCTATAATGACCTCGTCTCCGGCCAGTGCGATAATTGAAGCAATAGAAGCGGCCATGCCGTCTACATGTACAGTGACCTTGGCCTTATGTTGTCTTAGTCTTTCATAGATTGTGACGCCATCAAATACTGACCCGCCTGGAGAATTTATTCTTAAGTTGATCTTCTTAACTGACTCTGGAAGGGCCTTAAGCTCGTCCGAAAAAGACTTGGCCGACACTGAGTCTTCCCAGAAGTCATCCCCTACTGCGCCATATAAAAGTATGTCCGCCTCGGATTGTCTGGCCTCAATTTTAAACTCAGTTTTAGCTTTAGCTGTGTCAATTAATTTCATAAATAGTCTCCTAGCTAAAAGACTAGATATGAAAAAAGGAAATGTAAACTTTTTACATGCCTATAGGATGCGAATACCGCGATTTTCGTACACAGACTCGTTTTCTTCTTCTTGTATCCACCCGGCCAGGGCCATTAATGCTGAAACTATAGGGTCGATCTTAAGTCTATCGTGACTTTTTCTAGGGAAAACATTCCCGGCAGCGTCTTCTTTGCAAACCACATTACCTAAACACCACCTCAAAAGAGGACTTCCATTGTGATGGAACCTTCTCTGTCTGATAAGAGCGTCCAGCGTTTTAGTAGGCTCAGACAAGTTTGCCGTATTCATTCTAAACTCCACCATATTTATTCTATGATTGTTCTTTAAATTCTGGGCGAGTTGAGTAGCGTTCCAGGGGTCATAATGCGCTGCGATTAACTTAAATCTCCTGGCATCTTTGACTACAGTTTCTTCAATTTGTGGATAATGAATAGCTTCGCCTGGGGTCTTATGTAAGTAGCCTTTTTCTACACACTCTTCAAACAAAGTATTTGATATTTCTCTCAGTGTTTCTTCTGGAATATATGTGTCGTCAAACGCGTAGTAGTGCCATAGGCCATCTTCATGCATCTTTCTGAATAATTTGAAATTAGATGCCAAGTCAATTTTAGAGGCCAAGTCTAGTCCGATAAAACATTTCTGGCCTCTGAAATCTTCGATGTCTAAAGTAGTGTCCTCGCACAAGTCCCACTTTTGTTGAGAATAAAATGCGCTGGCCTCTGAAATCCAAACATTGAAATGCTTTACTTTTAAGTTGGCCAGGTCGCTCGGAGTTACTCTCGCCTTATTTACTTTCGCTTTAAAAGTCGTAGGGTCCACAGACTGGCCATAGTTAGGGTTGGCCTTAATCCATACATTCTCGTCAAACACATCGTCTTTGTCATCCAGAGTATAGACTAGTGAAAAGAACTGTTCGTCCCCTACCTCCCCAGTGGCCACCTTTTTTGCGTAACAAGACTGTGAATGCCCAATGGACTCTGTGTTAAACCCTGCCGTGGTAATACAAAGAAGGAGTGAGTCTCTTCGCTTACTCATACCCGAGGAAATAACTTCGAACACTTCTTTCTTCATTGCATGTAATTCGTCACATATACC